GTAAATCATCCAACAGGTCACGAAAACATGTATAAATGGAATGAAGAAAGTACTGCTTGGGTAGTTGTATAATGAAACTTCCTTTTTATGCCGCAGAATATGAAGGCGAGTTTATTATTCACTCTACTATCATCAAAGACGGACAACGTGAAGAAGAACGCGAATGGGTACCGGCTACACTTGATAACAACGACCACAGAGGTAATGCAGTTATTATTGGTAATGGCGACAGTAGAGAAAAGTTTGATTTAAGATTATTAGCAAAACACAAAGGTGGGTTATTCGCTAGTTTAAAATTACAATCTTATGGATGCAACGCACTATACAGAGATTTTAGTCCAGACTTCTTAGTTTGTAACACTCCTGTTATGATGGAAGAGATTGTACAAACTGATTACTGTAGTAAGAATATTGTTTACAGTAGTGCAGCTTTGATGGTTAAGTACCCGGGTAAGTTTCACTTAGTACCTCAAAATTATACAATGAACGCAGGTGCAGTAGCAACATACTTGGCAGCATTTCACGAACATGCAAATATCTATTTAATAGGCTTTGATAACCAACAAGCCGAAGGGTACAACAATAACCGATACGCAGGCACTAACGCATACAAAAACAATGATGAGAACGTTACCAGTATCAAATGGGAAGCAAATATGAAAAGAATATTTGATGCTTATTTAGACACTACTTTTCACTACATTCATCCTAATGCAGACTACATATGCCCAGATCCGTGGAAATGGTGTAAAAACTTAAAATTAAAAAATTATAGAGATTATATTAGTGAACTTGATATAGGTTAGATAACTACTCGCCAATCTTGCGGCTTGTATTCACCTTCAAAGCTCTTTAACCATGCAGTACCAGTCCATTTGTACTGTATGCTGGTAGTTGCATTTGTTACATAATTAATAACTGATGTAGCTGAACTATCAAAAGATACACTCCATTGAGACCCGTCCCATTGTATTATATCGTTTGCACTTGCACTAAAGTCAGCGCCACCAGTGCTTTGCCAAAAACTAGAACTAATGTCATTATCTAAACTATCTTTACCTGCGGCAGTTTTAATATCTTCAAGTATTAAGTACCTTGAGTTTGTATTTTTAACAAATGTATCTACGTTAACTGTGCTAGGCTTAATAATTGCATCTATTGCAGTTAAACTGTTAGTAGGAATTGTGTCAGAATCAATAGTTATTAATAGTACATGGCTATCAGTTGGATGGTATGCAACTGTTCCTATAACTTCGCTATCGTCTGGTTGTATAAATCTTAACTGTGTAATACCAGGATTAACTGCACCGTATTGTTCAAGTACTGATTTCCATTTTGGTTTACCTGCTGACTCTTTAAGAATTTGACTAGTATGTATAGTATCAGACGTTGGCTCTATACTATAATCAACAAGCTCTGCTTGTCCGTTTAATAATATTGTACCGTAACGGCCCGGTGTAACAACTAATCGTTGTCCTAACACTAAGTCATCTTTTCCTATAGAACTTACTAGATCTCCATTACCGTCGTATATACTGTTAATAATCTTGTGTATGACACCCATCTTTTTAACTTTAGCAGGCATTGTTAACCATACTGGCATATCAAATGTTAGTGTTGCAACATCTATACTATCTTCTGTTCCTGTCGGAACTGTTCTGCTAGTAAAGTTAACATCAGTTAACTCAACTAAACTTAGACTAGTCCAGTCAACATAGTTATCAGTACTCTGTATCTCAAGTGACGGATTAAACAAGCACAGCATTTGCTCAAGCAACTGTAACTTCATTTCAGTATTAGTAGTCCATATATCCAAGTTCATGGTTAAATTATAAGGAACTGGCATGTGTCTTTCAACAGTAATTGCATTACTTTGAGTGCGACTATATGTTTCAGTACTTGCGTTATACTTTCGTTGTCTAACATGTAACTTATCAACAAAGTTTGGTTCTTGCACACGTTCTCTACTATACTTTAAACTACTGATATAGCAACTCATCATCGGAGCACCTAGTACTTTATTCTCACTGTTTTCTCTAAGTATAGCGGCTGCATTACGACTCATATCTCCGTAACGAACTGGTACTGTAAGCAGATCTCTAATGCCAGATGCATCCGGAGCTCCTGTTTCAATTTGGAAGTTACTAAACATTCGTACAAATTGTAGCAAGAATCTGCGTATTTGGTTATCGTAAAAAAATTGTCTAGCCATTAACTATCTGCCTCTGGTTTTAGTGCATCACTTAGTGTTTGTCTACTATTAAATGTTTGATTTGCATCATCTTTATATTGTTTAGTATTTTCAATAAACTGGTCTTTTTGCGTAGTGCCAAGTCCACCTGTTGTACTTGTACGAACGGCATCTTCAACTTTAACCCATCTAGCACCATCATATCTAAATAATCTATTTGGTGTAAAGTCAAGTCTTAGCACATAGTCACCTACACTAGGGTTATGAGTAAACGCTATACCTGGCGTAACAGGAAATCCATTCGGTGCTAACCCGTCGCCTACTAAGTGTCCTTGATATCCGTTATGCAACGGTGTAGTAGGTACCTCATCTGCTGTTACCAACGTGCTACTGGCTTTCAAACCAGTGTTATCCGCACTTTCAGTTTCTTCTGCATCTGCAGGAGTTCCATCTGCCTCTGTAGGAACAACAAAGAATTTAGCAGTATCGTAACCGCTTTTAGGAACTTCTTTTTCTGCTTCGGCAATAATAGCAGTATTAATTTCAAGTTCTTTCTTGTATGTACTTAGTAAATCTCTTAACTTGTTATCAGTACCAGTAACATCTGAACCGTCTGCTTTCTTTGCAGTATCATCAAAGATATCTTTATATTCTTGGCTGTCAACTAATGGTGTACATTTAACACGCCATACATGCGGATACCACGTTGGACTAAACCCTTCTGAGCTATTACTAGCATCTTGTACTACATAATATCGACGTAATGCTGCCGGCAATGCACTATCTAGTGGATAAAAGTCTCGTAAATGAGGTAACTCAAATACATCTCCGTTAATAAGTTTTCTACCAATAGAGTTAATCATATCGTTTATGTGAAAACTAATAAAGAGCGTGTCGTTCTGTAAAAACAGTCCAAATTGCGTTAAATCAAAGTCAATATCACTTACGTTATAAATACCTCTGAGTTGGTATATACTAGAATCGTACTTACGATCACGGTTTTCCAGGAACAATAAGTCTTGTATGTTTGTTGCACTTTGGCTAGCATAGTTGGGTTGAGTTGAATCTGTACCGTCATTGTTAGCAGTATCAGGACCTAAGTACTTGTGTATATTAATACCAGTACCGCCAATAGTAAACATTTCACGTATTCTATTGTCAAAAAACGTAAAGTCTTTGTTGCGTTCTGGCTTCCATAGTGATAGTCTGGGCATGTCAAATCCTTGTTATACTATATTTATATAAAGATAAAGGTTGACATACAAACAAAACAGTGTATTATAGTAATATAACTTAAAGGAGAATGAAATGGCATCTGCAAAATCACTTATTAAAAAGCCTAAGAAGAAAGTAGTAAAAGGAGCACCTAGAGTTAAAAGAGGTGCTAAACTAACAGGACCTAGTTTTGTTGACTTTAATAAACTGTCTGGATACGAGTTTCATAGGTTGAGGCAAGACGCAGTACAGTTTTATTATCAAAATTACAAATCAAGTGATGTTGTTCCTTTCATTTACGAATGGATGAAACACGAAGGATACAGTAGGAAAGACATTTCTTCTGCAAAGAAAGGACAAATTAGTCCAACAGTTGCAATTTATAGTAAGTTATTGTTAACAGGATGTCCTGACTACTATGAACCACATAACGAGTATTGGGAGTCATGTCCAGGAACTATGAATAGTATGCGACCTATTACAGAGTATCTTAAGCCTAAAGTTGATGAAGCAGTTGCCGCAGGGTCTTTATTAGCTGATGAAATTAAGAAAGAAGAAAAAATAAAGAATATTGCACCTGTACTAAGTATTCAGCAAAAGTTAAAAAATGCAAGTATGGTTTATGCAACAAAACTTGAAGAAGAAATAGACGTTGCACTTGATGACATACAAAAGTTTAACGTAAAGGAATTCAATCCGGTTTCGTCTTTAAGAAGACTTGAGGTTAAAGGCAATCATGCTCGTATTATTAGAGAGTATTTTAAGCCAGTAGCACAAGAGTATAATGAGTTAATTGGTCCAAAGAAAAAAGATGATGATATGTATGATCAACTAGTTGAAGGATACAGTTATCTTGACACAAAGTCACAGAAGAAAATTGCACAAATATATAACGCAGTAGTATCAGCATGTGATATGATTATTACAAGTCAGAAAGCAACACAAACAAGAACAAAAAAGCCAGTTGCTAAAGATAAGATTGTAGCAAGATTAAAGTATCAAAAAGAAGATACAGGGCTAAAAGTTGCAAGTGTTAATCCAGTAGATATACTAGAAGCAACACAATTATGGGTATACAATGTTAAAACTCGTAAGTTAGGAACATATGTTGCAGAAGAACATGCGACGTTGCAAGTAAAAGGAACTACAATATTGTTTTTTAATGAGAAACTAAGTGTACAAAAAACACTAAGGAAACCGTTAGAGCAGTTGGCATCTTTTAATAAAGGTAACAAAGTGTTTGTAAAAAAGTTTATAGACAGCATAAAAACAACTGATACTAAACTAAACGGACGTATTAATGATCAGACAATACTTTTAAAAGTGACTAAATAGTACTAATAAAAAGGATTACTACACATGTCTGACTTAACAACTGAAAAACAAAAACTTTTTAATTACATTGAACTTAGTCTCGGTGGAGGCATGGTTGACGTTGAACTTGATGCAGCACACTATGAAATGGCTTTCCAGAAAGCACTAGATGTGTATCGTCAAAAAAGCAGTAATGCAGTTGAAGAAAGTTACGGGTTTTTAGCTCTTGTTACAGGACAGACAGAGTACACGTTACCAAATGAAGTAGAGAACGTTAGACAAGTCTTTCGTAGTACTACAGGTAATGTAGGAAGTGTATTTGAGCCTTTTGAAGCAGGTTACATGAATACATATATGTTAACTGCTGGAAAAATGGGTGGCCTTGCTACTTACGATTTTTACAAGCAGTATCAAGAAATGGCCGGACGTATGTTTGGAGCATATATTAACTTTACTTTTAATCCTGTTACTAAGAAGTTAACAATAATTAGAAATGTTCGCTCTGATGGAGAAACAGTAATGTTATGGATGTATAACACTAGACCTGATACAGCATTGTTAACTGATACACGTTGTAAGCCATGGGTATACGATTATGCTTTAGCAAGAAGCAAGTATATGTTAGGTGAAGCACGTTCCAAATTTGCAACTATTGCCGGTCCGCAAGGTGGCACAAGTTTAAATGGTGATGCACTCAAAGTAGAAGCACAGACAGAACTTGACAAACTTGAGACAGACTTGCTCAACCTAGTTGATGGACAAATGCCAATGACGTGGGTCATGGGCTAACCCTAAAATTTACTAAAGAGGTACTTTATGATAATTGGAGTATGTGGCCTTATCGGTAGTGGTAAAGGCACGGCTGCTGATATGCTAGTCCAAGATCACGGATTTCAAAAAATTAGTTTTGCTGATAAACTAAAGGATGGTGTTGCAACCGTATTTGGCTGGAACAGAGATATGCTCGAAGGTGATACTAACGAAAGTAGAGAATGGAGAGAAAAGCCAGACCCGTTTTGGACTAATGAAACAGGAAAAGATATTACTCCTAGACTTGTACTTCAGTTGTTTGGTACTGATTGTATGCGAAGTGGATTCTTTGATGGAATATGGGTAAGTTTAGTCAAGCAAAAACTAGTACAAAATCCTGATAAAGACTTTGTAATACCTGATGTAAGATTCCGCAATGAACAAGATGTTATAAGAGATTTAGGTGGAAAAGTTTGGCAAGTTAAACGAGGTACAGATCCTGAATGGTTTAGTAGTGCAATACTAGATAACCAAACAGACAACAATTTAATGTCAAAGTATGATATTCATCCTAGTGAATGGAAATGGATTGATACTAATGATAAATTTGATTCAATATTATATAATAACGGAACTATCGAAGATCTTAAAAATCAGGTACTAAATCACCTTGCTTAGTATTCCAGCCTTCATGTCCTAATTCTGTTAAACAGTTTAAACATACTGACTTAAGATTAGTATGCCTAATGTTTATCATATTACCATCTACATAGTATACTTCTACTTGGTCGTAATACTTACTTTTGAACCCACATTTTTCACAGTGGGTTTTCTTTTGATAACCTGCTTTTGCCCATGGGCTTTTTTTACTGTCTGCTTTATGTTTACGATTGCAACTATCGCACTTTTTACGATAGTACACCTTTTCCCCTTTTCGGTAGTTAAAGGCAGCAAACTTCTTCTTGCATTTAGTACATATAGGTCTGTTTTCCATATAAATATTTACCGGCGCCCTTTAAAGGGTCCGTGGTATCTGAGTCTAATAGACGTGTTTTGACTACAAAAGTATAAATACAAGTACAAAAATATTATAGTATTCGCGAGGTATAGAATGGCACTTATTTCACCCGGTATCGAGGTCAAGGTTATAGATGAATCACAGTACGCAAGTACCGCGGTTGGTACAGTACCAATGTTAGTGATAGCATCAGCCCAAGACAAGAAAGATCCAACCACAGGCGGAACAGCCAGTGGAACTACAAAAGCAAATGCTGAAAAAGCATATTTAATTGGTTCACAAAGAGAGTTGGTAACAACTTTTGGAGAACCTTCATATTACCAAAGCACAGGCGGAACGGCTTTACATGGTTACGAATTAAACGAGCATGGCTTAATGGCTGCGTACAGTTTACTAGGCGTAAGCAACAGAGCATACGTTGTTCGTGCAGATATTGATTTAGGCGAGTTAACAGGAAGTGCAGGACGTCCTGCAGGTGATCCGGCTAACGGAACACACTGGTTAAACTCTACCAAAAGTAAATGGGGCATTTTTCAATGGTCCTCAAGTACACAGACATTCACTAATAAAGTTCCAATTGTAATTACAGCTACAACAGATGTTTCAGGTGGTGTACCAAAAGCACAAATTGGATCAACAGCTGATTATGCGATTGATGCAACAACAACAAACAACAAACTGTTCTTAAAAACAAGTGCAGGTTGGCAAGTTGTTGGTGTTGATTCATGGTACAACACATGGTCAACTTTACAAGGTACAGTGACAAACCCAACAGTTACAGTAGGAAACATTCTTACAGTTAACGGCAATGCAGTCTCAATGACAAGTACAACTGCCGCACAAGTAGTTGCAGACATTAATGCAGCCGCAGTAACAGGTGTTACTGCCGCGTTAAGTACTGCAGGAAACGTTCGTTTGTTTGGAACTTCATCTACTGCAAGTGGAAGAATTATAATTTCAGGAAGTGGTACGATATTAACTGATCTTGGTATATCAGCAGGAACATTTTATATTCCAGCAGTTCAAATTGATCCACACACTGCAATTCCAGAATGGCGTAACGGTGATACTGCATCAAGACCAACTGGTAGTATTTGGATTAAAACAACAAGTTCAAACACAGGCGCAGACATTGATGTTAGTGCATACAGTTCAATAACAGATTTATTTGCAGACAAAGCAGTTAAGTTATACAAGGCAGAAGAAGCTGCAATGTATGATGTTGATGCAATTGGCGGTGGTTTAAACATTGCAAAAGGCAAAGTAATTGCAATGGCAGAATCTACAACAACAGGCGAAATGACTTACAAGTTATACGAGCGTAAAATAAAAGGTGAAACAGTTGCCACAGGTAACTTAGTTGCTCCTACATTTACTGCATCTGACGCATTTACAGTTATATCCTCTGGTAAGAATACAGTAGCAACAACATCTACAAATATTGTATTAAGTGGAGCAACTAAAGAGTTATTTGTAAATGACTTTAATGCGGCAGGAATAACATACGTTACTGCTAAGTTAGAAGCAACTGGTGCAATTACTATTACACATAGTTTAGGTGGTTTTGTTAAATTAGACGAAACAACAGGTACACCGATTGCAGATGCAGGACTTACAAATACAAATACATATGCAAGAGATGACCTAACAACAGGAGAAATTATTTTAAGTAATTTCCAACCGTTGGTATATGTTGTTGGTGCAACACAACCTACTGCAAACCCAGCAAATAAACGTATGTGGTATCAAAATGTTACTAATGAAATTGACATTATGATTCATAACGGTACAACCTGGAAAGGTTACCAAGGCGTAACAGTTGATGCAAGAGGATTTGATTTAAGTCAAACTAATCCAAATGGACCTTTTATAAGTGCAAGTGCTCCGACACAACAGTCAGATGCATCCGCACTAGTTAATGGTGATTTATGGGTTGACACAAGTGACTTAGAAAACTTTCCGTTTTTAAAACGTTATCAAACTGTTGACGGCGAGCAGAAGTGGGTAGTAATTGATAAGAGTGATCAAACAAGTAGTGATGGTATCTTATTTGCTGATGCACGTTACATGGGCGATACAACAACAGATGTTGTAACAGGCACAGTAGCAACAATTAAAACATTGTTAACAAGTGACGTAGTTGATTTAGACGCACCAAGCAAGTCGCTTTATCCACGTGGTACACTATTGTTTAACACAAGACGTAGTAGTTACAACATTAAAGAGTTTAGAAAAGATCACTTTAATGCAGATGCGTTTCCGGGTAAAGTATTACCAAACGAAGCAGATGCATGGGTAAGTACTGCAGGTAACAAAACTGATGGTTCACCTTATATGGGCAGAAACGCAGTTCGTGCAGTTATTGTAGAAAAACTAAAATCAGTAGTTGATACAAGTGGTGAGTTACGTGAAGATCAAAGAAACTTTAACGTATTATCAGCACCAGGTTATCCAGAGCTAATGGCAAACTTGATTGCATTAAATAACGATAGACGTAACACAGGCTTTATTGTTGCTGACGCTCCTATGAGATTAGCGGCAAACAGTACTGATATTCAAAACTGGGCATTAAACAGTAACTTAGCATCAGATAATGGTGATGACGGACTAGTTAGTGCAGATACGTATATGGGTGTATTTTATCCAAGTGGTATTTCAACTGACTTAGATGGAAACAGTATTATGGTTCCAGCAAGTCATATGCTTTTAAGAACATTAATACGTTCAGATGAAGCAAGTTTTCCATGGTTTGCACCAGCAGGTGTAAGACGTGGTATAGTTGACAATGCTACAGGACTTGGTTACTTAGATACTGTAACAGGTGAGTTTACTCCAACAGGTGTACGTGAAAGTTTACGTGATACATTGTACAGTAACAGTATTAACCCGATATCATTCTTTCCAGGTAATGGAATACTTAACTATGGTAACAAAACACGCACAGCAACTGCAAGTGCATTAGATCGTATTAACGTAGCACGTTTAGTTGCTTATGTACGTGAAAGATTAGCAGTTATTACTAAGCCGTTTGTATTTGAGCCAAATGACAAGTTAACAAGAGATGAAGTCAAACAAGTAGTTGAACAGTTAATGAATGACTTAGTTGCAAAAAGAGGCTTATATGATTACCTAGTAGTTTGTGATGAATCAAACAACACAAACGATAGAATCGATCGTAACGAATTGTATATTGATATTGCAGTTGAACCTGTTAAGGCAGTTGAATACATTTATATTCCAGTTCGCATACAAAACACAGGCTCTATCTAGAGCTTGTGATGTATGAATTAGCAGTAACAACATTGACTAAATACTAATAAGTAGGAGCAAAAAATATGTCAGTAAGTTCATTAAGCAAATTTACAGTACCTTTAGCATCGGATCAGTCCGCATCAGCTCAAGGCCTGTTAATGCCGAAATTAAAATATCGCTTCCGTGTAAGTTTTGAAAACTTTGGTGTTTCAACTCCACGTAGCGAATTAACAAAACAAGTAATTGATTTTGCACGTCCAGCCGTAACATTTGAAGATGTTCCGATTGATATCTATAACAGTAAAGTGTATATCCAAGGTAAACATACATGGGATCCATGTACAGTTAACTTACGTGACGATGCGTCAGGTCAAGTTGCAAAATTAGTTGGTGAGCAAACACAGAAGCAGTTTGATATGATGGAACAGTCAAGTGCAGCATCTGGTATTGATTTCAAGTTTATCACACGTTGTGAAGTATTAGATGGCGGAAACGGCGCTAGTGCACCAAACGTACTTGAGACTTGGGAATTATACGGTTGTTTCATTACCAATGTAAACTACGGTGATTTAAACTATTCGAGTAGTGAAGCAGCAACTATTGCTTTAACAATTCGTTTTGATAACGCAGTACAGACACCAATCGGTACTGGAATTGGTGCTACAGTAGCAAGAACAATTGGTGAGGTTGTTACAGGTTAATAGAGTTAGGATTTTGTAATGAGTGTATTAAACTCTTTTCTAACTGCTCTTTCAACTGGGGATAACGTTCGAGATTTTCGACACGCATCTAAAACCTTTGTTGACGGTAATTACCGTCTTGCTCCGAAGCATAGATTTTTATTCCACTGCACGTTTGGAATTAACCCAGGACTAGGATTTTCCTTTTCAGGAAGTGAGCAATTAGAGGCAAGTTTTCTCGTAAAGAGTGTAGACCTGCCTAAATATTCCTACGATTTACAAACACATAATCAGTATAACAGAAGACGTTATACAATGAATAAGATAAATTACGAGCCAGTACGTCTTACGTTTCACGATGATAACAGTGATATAATTCGAAACATGTGGTATGCGTATTATGCATACTATAACAACGATCCTAATTACGAAAGTAGCGGAACTTACTCGTTAAAAGACACATACTCAAAAATGCCTAATTCAGCACGTAACTGGGGATTAGATAGAAACTCGGGTAACTTCTTTAGTCACATAAAAATTTACAGTATATACCAAAAGAAGTATACAGAGTATTGGTTAGTTAACCCTATTATTCAAAGTTTTGAACATGATAGACACGATTATGCAGATAGTGCAGGATTACTAGAGAACCAAATGACAGTTCAGTTTGAAACTGTTAAGTACAGATCAGGTCTTGTTGCAGGAGATGGTCCGGCGGGATTTGGAGAACTGCATTACGATAAAACTGCAAGCCCACTAACACCGCAAGGCGGAGGAACTACTAGTATGTTTGGACCTGGAGGACTTGTTGATGCTGCAGGTAGCATTGGTAGCGACTTAGCTGGCGGAAACCTAGCAGGAGCAGTTGTTACAGGATTAAGGGGTGCTCAGAATTTAAAAGGTGCCAATCTTAAAAGTATGTTAAAATCAGAGCTTACTGGAATGGCAACCAACGCACTTAGAGGAAATAACCCAATTGGTGATTTCAAGTTTCCAAGTAGTGGATCAGGCGGCACCGGAGGTGCTAATCCATTGCCTAACGTACCTAAAGTTGGAACAGTGGCTGGTAATTTTATACCACCTTCGCAGAACGCAATTAATAGTAATGGCGCTCAAGTAGGTGCTAACTTAAAGCAGGCATTAGGTAATGTAGCAGGTAAGTTTAACATGCAATCGTTAGAAGGCGGTGCTGCACAAGCATTTAGCTTAGGTTCAAATGCACTTTCAGCAATAACCAAAACATTTGGCAATTTAAGTGGTTTTGTTGATAATCCAGCACTACAAACTAACCTTCAAAATGATTTAGGCAAAGCAAACAATTTTATGAAGGGTAGCGGACCGGGATCATTTAAAGGCGAACTAGGAAAAGCATTTGGTGGAAATCTTAGTCCAAGTCCAAAAGGTGTATCAAAAATAACTAAAGGTTTGCCAACACAACTAGCAACATAAGAGGTATAAATGGCTAATTTACCATCAACTAAAACAACAACATCAACTGATGTATTTGATTCGTATAATACAAACGAAAGTGTCACGGCGACAACAGGCGAGTATGATGCAGTTATGGGATTTTTCTTACAAAAGACAGAAGGCAATAGTACAATCGCTAGTAGTCTAACAGACACAGTAATACAGATTGCTACTAATCTTGGCGACAGTCCAATGATAATAATCGACGAGTTAGCAGAATATGGGCTAACTGATATACAACAAAGTATTATTAGTTTACTTAATCAGACACGTAATGACACAAGTATGCTAGGATTTAACAAGAGCCAAGCACCAAATAATCTAGTTGCTCGCAACATATTAAGTTAAAACAATGGCAAAATATGCACAGGGTAAGTTTACTCTAAAATTTCCAGAAAAGTATGCTGGCTTAAAAACTCCTACCTATCGTAGTAGTTGGGAATGGGCTTTTATGCAGTTTTGCGATAATCATCCTGGCATAACACAATGGTCAAGCGAAAGTGTCAAGATACCATACAAAAACCCACTTACAGGAAGATCATCAATATATCTTCCAGACTTTTTAGTTGTATACTCAGATAAAAATGGTAGACAAAGTGCAGAACTTATCGAAGTAAAGCCTAAAAAAGAAACAACAATGGAACAAGCAGGCAAAAGTCAAATGGCTCAAGCTCGTGTAGTTGTTAATATGGCTAAATGGGAAGCCGCTAGTAGATGGTGTAAGCAAAATAGAATTAAATTTAGAGTTGTAACAGAAGATGACATTTTCCACAAAGGCAAATCAAGGTAAGTAATTATATGACAAAAAAATTAGAAGATTTATTAAACCTAGCACCGGTTGATGAAGTAGTACAAGAAGTTAGTGAAGAACAGGACATTATTCCTGTTCCTGACACTGAAAACTATCAAAATGCTATGTCAAAAGCGGATAAAATTGATGCCGCACTTCCGATGGTCGAAAACCTTGAATCAAGTGACATTGAGATGGATGAGATTGCAGATACTGCAAAAGATACATTTAAAGACTTAATGGATTTAGGTATGAATGTTGAAGCAAGATATGCTGGAGATATTTTTAGTACCGCAGCCCGAATGTTAGATACTGCATTAAATGCAAAAGGTGCAAAGATTGATAGAAAACTAAAAATGATCGACTTGCAGTTAAAGAAAGCAAGAATTGATCAAGTACAAGCAAAGCATGATGGTGGTACTGAATCAGACGGTGATGCAGTAGTATTAGATAGAAACGCTTTATTAGAGAAACTGATGAAAAACGATAAATAATACATATATTATATAGAGGTCTGGATAAAATGAAATCATTTAAAGAATACTTAACTGAAAGTAAAAAAGAATACAAATTCCGTATTAAATATGCCGGAACTCTTGAAGATCAGCAAGTTGAAAGAATTGAAATGGCACTTGGCAAGTACAGCGTAACTGACATGAGTAAGCCAAAAACAACACCTATCCAGGAACATCCAATGGATTTCCAAACATTAAGAAATTCAGAAGTTAGCATGATTGACGTGGCAGTTAATTATCCGTGTACTTCAGAAGTACTAAGAAATGAATTACAAGAATACGCCGGCATTTCAGGGTCGCACTTAGTCGTTATTAACGCTGAGCACCCAGAAGAAATTGCCAGAGAAGAAGCAGCTGGAGCTAAAGAAGAAGAGTACAAGCCTTTGCTAGACAGCGAATATAACCAAGAAAAAAAAGATGCAACATTTGGCGACGAGTACAACACAAATATGCTTAAAGAGCTAGAACGTGGAACTCCTGAAGTAGTGCTTGCTAAAAAAGAAAAATAGGAATAAAAAAATGGATTTAACAACATTATTAAAATATTCAGGCCAGGAAAAAGATGTGTCTGAAAGCAGAATGTCTGATATAGATATTGATGCACAAGATAATAGCAAAGAAGACTTTATCAAAATGCACTCAAGTACACTTGGTAGTGATGAAGAAGCTGGCAAATTTTGGGAAGATTCTAAAGAAGCAAATGAAGGTATTGAAACAGAAGCAGTAGGTTCTTTTGCAGATCCAATTTTGGATTTATGTGATGAAGTAGGTTGTGATCCAGATCATCCTATATTTGCTGATCTAATTAGATATTTAGATGGTGATACTATTGCAGACTTTGTAAAAGAATTCCGTAGTAATCATGAATACGATAACGGAATGGAATATGAATCAGTAGAAGAGCCAGTAGAAGAAGAAATAGTTTCTGAACTTATTCAACAAAACGACCAACCAATAATGTTTAAAGATAAAGAAGTTGATATGAACAAACTAGATTATGATATGGACGATATCAGTGATCAGATGTTTACAGTGAATGCTCCTGTGTTTTACACAGACGGTACAGAAGTTGATGATGCAGACATGGCAGAATTAGAAGAAATGGAAGAATTCCATAATTGGGTTATACAAAATTATATGGATACAGGTGGCGGAGTAAGTGAAGCATCTGAAGAGCCAGAAGTACAAGAAACAGTAGAAGTTGCAGTCAATGACTTAGCATCACTTATGTCCTTAGCTGGGCTAGAACACACACCACAGGCAACTACTGAACTGGACGAGTATTCTAACTCACCAGACGAAGATTACATGGATGCGGATATGCAATTAAACAAATTGTCCGGAGGACTAAACAGACCAAAAGCACAAATGCATAATAAAGATGGAGATAATCCATTGGCAGCTAAACTAGCACAACAGCTAAAAGACTTAATGTCAAAGTAACATGACTTTTGATGAAGAGTTAAAGAATTTAAAAAAACTAGCAGGGGTTGAATCGTATAAAGGTTTGACCCCTTATAGTGAGAATCTCTCTTATGTGGGAGATAAAAAATCTAAACATATGAAGAAGAAAAATATTAAACCAGGAACACCAGAATGGTTTAAATTATGGTTTTCACAAACACATCTTACTGGTGAGAATCCTTACTAAACTTAAAGTCATCTACATTTCCGATATATTCTAACCAACTACTATGCCGTACAGTAAATGGACGAGTGCGTCTAATACTAGATAAGTTAAAGTAATCTGGCGTAAATGCTTTCCTAATAGGAATCATTTGCCCAACAGTATTACCTTTTTTTGTATTACATTTTTTACAAGCACTAACACAATTTTGCCAATTTGTTTTTCCACCTTTGCTTAGTGGAAGTACATGGTCAATAGTTAATTCAGTAGTAGGAAAAGTATCAGTACAGTATTGGCACTGATACATATCACGTAAAAACAAATTATAACGAGTAAATCTTATTTGTTTTTTCACAGGGTAGTATTTTCGTAATGCTACAAGAGCAGGTACTTTAAAATCCATATTAGGACTGTGTACTTCCCAGTTATCATATGTTTCAATAATTCTAACACGATCTAAGAAATATAATTTAACAGCCTGTTGCCAGCCTACTACACTTAATGGTAGTAAACTTAACGGTTGATAATTACCATTTAGTACTAAACAATCACTCACAATTTTTTACCGATAAATAAGTTATAATATGTATACATTATACAATGAGAGAAGCAAATGAGCAAGAGTTTAGATGGGGTTTTAGTAAAAAGAGCCCACAAAACACAGAAATTTTCTGAAGAGCAGTTAGGAGAATTTATAAGTTGTGCCGATAGTGCCAATGGACCAAATCACTTCATGTCAAATTACTTTCACATACAACATCCTGTTCAAGGAAAAATGTTGTACAAGCCTTTTCCTTTTCAGGAGATTCTTGTTAATAGTTATCACAATAATCGTTTTAGTATTAACTTACTGAGCCGACAGATGGGTAAGACTACTACCGCCGCAGGTTACTTGCTTTGGCATGCAATGTTTATTGCTGATAGTACTATTCTTATTGCAGCACACAAGTTCAGTGGTGCTCAAGAAATTATGCAACGTATTAGATACGCATATGAACTTTGTCCAGATCATATTAGAGCAGGTGTTACTAACTACAACAAAGGTTCAATTGAATTTGAAAACGGAAGTAGAATTGTAGCACAAGCAACAACTGATAACACAGGAAGAGGTATGAGTATTACATTACTGTACTGTGATGAGTTTGCATTTGTTCGTAATACTATTGCTACAGAATTTTGGACATCAATATCTCCTACACTAGCAACAGGTGGTAGTGCAATTATTACAAGTACACCTAACAGTGATGAAGATCAGTTTTGGCTATTATGGACACAAGCAAACGATAATGTTGATGAGTATGGTAACGAAAGTGATGCAGGAACAAACGGATTTGCTCCTTACAAATGCTTATGGCAAGAGCATCCAGATAGAGATGAGCAATGGGCACTAGAAGAACGTGGTAGAATTGGAGAAGAACGTTTCAGACGTGAAATGGAATGTGAACCTATTATCTACGAAGAAACATTAATTAATGCAGTTAGGTTAGCAGAGTTACAAGGTGTTGACCCAATTGAGAAACAAGGACAAGTACGTTGGTATAAGAAGCCGGTTAAAGGACAAACATACATGGTAGCACTTGATCCAAGTTTAGGTACCGGCGGAGATAACTCTGCAATACAGATACTAGAATTACCAAACTTGATACAAGTAGCAGAGTGGATGCATAATAAGACACCTATTGTGCAACAAGTTGCAATTATGAGAGAGATATGTAGTTATTTGGCTGATATGATAGGCGAGCCAAATGACGTATATTATAGTGTTGAAAATAATACACTCGGTGAAGCAGCACTCGTTAGTATTGCAGAAATTGGTGAGGAAAATATACCTGGTGTATTTCTAAGTGAACCTAGATCGCATGGAAACTCTAAACGTTTTCGTAAGGGATTTAATACTACACACCGAAGTAAGTTATCTGCTTGTGCAAAGATGAAATCTTTAGTGGAAACAGGCAGACTTGTAGTTAAAAGCAAGAATCTTATTAGTGAAATGAAGTCGTTTGTTGCAAGTGGTAACAGCTATCGTGCAAAGCCAGGCGAAAAAGACGATCTAGTAATGAGTTTAGTACTAGCAATACGGATGACAAACGTAGTTCGTAATTATGATGCTAGTATCGAAGAACGCATGAAAGACAGTCTTGATGACATAATAGAACCTATGCCGTTTATTTTGTTTTAACACAGGATAAATACATGCATAACAAAGGAGTCTTAAAATGGCAAAACGTGGCGGAAAAGGCGGAAAAAGAAAGTAATATCAATTGGAGCGAGTATTTTGCTTCAATTATTAGTGTTTGTCCATGGAGTAAGTCTTACTGGCAAAAGCAAAGTATAGACGTACAACAATGGAAAGGTGAACACAATATTACACCTCTAAATAACTATGTTGCTAGGATGTGGATACACAAACATGCTAGTGGCAGACTGTTATGCAAAGTGCATAATAGGTTAAATGAATGTAGATCAGACGAAGAGTGGTTGTACAGTCATCCTTGTTATGGCGGACATAGTACACCTACTCCTGTATTAATACAACAAGATCTGGCTATTTTAACAAAAGCAAGATTGAACAGATTGGATAAATAACTTTATGCAAATACATAACAAAATAGCGACAGATTTAAGTAGTATTTTAGCCAAAAAGTTTGACAAACTAACTATTGCAAACGAGCAAGCACAAAGTACAATCGAGCCAGATGCTGGTAGAATTTTTACACTTGAGTATTCAGGTAGTGGAAAAAGTTACGGAAGTGTTACAGTAAATATTGTTGATCCAGATACACTAGTGGTATATTATAACAACAACATTACTGAAGACATGCGTTATGACGACAAAAAAGATTGGTACACATTTTTAAAAGAATTAAGATATTTTGCAAAAAGAAACCTTATGGGATTTGATGTTAGAAATATCGGCAAGCAACAGTTAGACAAGAAAGACTATGCTTACATTAAACAGAATGATGCAAGTCCAAGTGTTGATGATGTAACAGAAAGTAAGTTACACGGAAGTATTAAAACTAGTTACCAAGACATAGGTGAAGTTCGTGTAGTTATTAAACATTCAAAGCCTGTAGATGAAGAAAAACGTGGATCAAGAACAAGACAAATACACAGTTTGTTTATTGAAAATAGTGCTAAAGAACGCACAAAATTTCCTTTTAGGTTCTTAGCAGGTGCTAGAGCAATGGCACAACATGTTAATCAAGGTGGAGACCAAGTTGACGAACTTGGGCAGCACATACATGAAATGAATCAAGAAGTTATTGATCTTAAAAAGTTTGTAAAAGCATTTAGACGTGCTGATAATTTTGCAGAGCAAGATGAAGCACAAAGTATTATTGAACAAGCCAAAGAACGTGCAACTGGCTTAGTAGCAACCCTAAAAACATTATCTGGTCCAAAAGGATACAAGACGTATGTAGAGCAATACGAGCCTACTGAGTCTACTGTTGAACAGGCAGACTTAGATGATATACGTAGTAAATTAGTCCGCATCGAACGTGATAACATTGTGGATTCTGTTTTACCAAGTTTAGCCCGAGGAATTAAAACAATGAATGAAAAACAAGTAGATGAAGCTGAACCAGCATTGTCGCAGGCAGATATAGATTTTGAGAAAGAGCAAGATGCAAAAATAGCAAATCGTGCTCAAGAGTTAATAAAGTTTGCTAAAGCACCTGATGACATTGAAATACAAAATAATCCAGGCAGTAAATCAGCACTTGAAGCTGATATGGAAGTAGTTAAGCATAACAGCAAAATGAATACGCAACAAAAGAATCATAATATAGTTATGCAGATAATGGATTACTTGGAAAAGAACGTTGTAGACAGCGATCTTGCTAATGCAATTGGTAACATTGATTATGATAATAAACAACAGACAGATGCAGCAATGGGCGTTGCGTTAAAGTATCTTAAAGGTAAAGTTAAAATGACTGCACCTGCTGAAAAGCGAAAGTTGAAAAAAGAAGAAGTACAATTAGAAGATTGGGCTAACAATCTTATCGAAGGTACTTGGACTATTCCGGATACCGCAGAGGCAATTGAAGCACTTGAAAAACTATTCTTAAACCCTTTACCAGTTGGACCCGATGCACAAAATGCTAGTAATGCATTAGGCAACATTATTGGTAATGATAGCTTATTTGATGACTTAGGTGAACTTAGTGATGAAGATCCAAACGCAGATGCTCGTAAGATTATACAAACATGGGTATTAGCAAATATTCAAAGTTACGATATAGATGAGCAGTTAATAAAACGTGCAATGGTAGCAGTAGATTATGATGATGGAACAACAGACGAGTCTGTAGAAGAAGACATGAACGAAACAATTCCGTATATGTTTAAGTTACAACAAGACGGAAAAAGTATTGAAGAGATTGCTAAAGAATTAAATATGACTGTTGATGCAGTTAGATCCGCAATGTCAAAGCAACATGCTGACGAAGATGTTGCACAAGAAAGTTATAGTGAATCGATGCTACAATGTAAAGATTGTGGAGACACATTAGGAAACCCTACTACAGATTGTGAACATGACTGTAATGATCCAAATGGTGCAAATTGGGTTAAAGTTGACGTTGATGGTGATGGTGATGATGACATCGCAGTTAAACAAGAAGATACAACAGAACTAGATACACTTAAAGCATTAAGTGGGCTTGTAGACGAAGATTCAGAAGAAATTACTAACACTGGTCGTGAAGAAGAATTATCAAATATCGATAGAGGCAGTGTAACACTTGATATGGTTAAGCCAGCAATTGAAAAAATGTTAGCCTCATATGAAGCAGATGCTAACGAGTGGAATAATGCTTACACTGAATTAGAAAAAGAAGTAAGAGCTAAAGGTGTAACAGATCCAAAACAAATACAAACTGATGTGTTTAACATGGATGATGATATTGTAAGTTATACAAACATTGATGATTTAGAAGATAAAATTGATGCAATTAAAAGACTTATGAAACAAGGTGATGCTGATGGTAATGACATTGTTGATCTTGCAAGTTCAGGTCCATCGGATACTATTGCAAGAGAAGATTTTATGCAAGAGTTAAAACATGCAATCAAGCAAGGACACTCAGAGGTCTATAGCAAATTGTTTATGTATGATATTGGTGAGTCAATGGACGAGAACCAACCAGCAAAAAAAGTTGACACAGTACAAGTTGAAGAAATTGACGCAGTTGCATTAATGCAAAGATTGTCCGCTGCACTTAACGGAACTACTGAAAAAAATGCAAATGAAGGTTATAAAGTCCTTCCATCAATGCCTGACAAGTATGTAGCAAGAGATGGACTAGAAGGTCCTATTATGACAGGCTCGGGTAAAGTTGTTTATTACGACAATGCAGAAGGCAAATATTACGACCCAGATACAGATATGTACATGAGTTATGAAGAATGGAAAGCACTTGATCCTGATTTACCAATTAAGGAAGACGAAAGTGCAAATTACGAAACAGAAATTAACAAAATACTTGGCTTAGCCGGGTTAAAGTAAACGCTTAGGACCGCTGTTATAGCGATACAGGCGTCACAAGGTTGTCTGCTTACCTTTTGTATATAATTCGCTACTATATGCAAAAAAAATGCAGATTTCTCTTGACCTTGTTATAATACTATGTTACTATAATAACATGCTTAGAGAAAAGACATTATGTTTATTTTAAAAAAGTGGTTGACTTTTACCGCAAAGATAAATATAATTGTTAGTAATACTAGTAGATCTAGTATGTACTATCGAGGCAAAACACAGTAATCGACCATTATGGCTAAACAGAAAGAGGCAAATTATTATGGCATCACTAGCAGAAATACGTGCAAAACTACAAGCACAAGAAACCCGTACAAACGGAAACTCCAACTCATATGGCGACAACGCCATTTATCCACACTGGAACATCGACGAAGGAACAACAGCAACTCTACGTTTCCTTCCAGACTCCAGTCCTAACAATACATTCTTTTGGGTAGAGCGAGCAATGATTCGTTTACCGTTTGCAGGTATTGTTGGCGAAAACGAATCAAAGACTACAGTAGTACAAGTACCTTGTATGGAAATGTGGGGACCAACTGGTTCTTGCCCAATCCTTGCAGAAGTACGTCCATGGTTTAAAGACTCAAGTCTTGAAGATATGGGCAGGAAGTACTGGAAAAAGAAATCATACTTATTCCAAGGCTTTGTTCGTGAAAACCCGTTAGAAGAATCATCTCCTGAGAATCCAGTTCGTAGATTCATTATGGGACCACAACTGTTTAATATTATTAAAGCAAGTTTGATGGATCCAGATATGGAAGAATTACCAACAGATTACTCAAAAGGATTAGACTTCCGTGTTGTAAAAACATCAAAAGGTGGCTATGCAGACTATTCAACAAGTAATTGGGCTCGAAAAGAGACTGCTATTACTGAAGTAGAACAGTCAGCAGTAGATACAAACGGATTGTTTGATTTAAATGACTTCTTACCTAAGAAACCGTCAGAAGCAGAACTAGCAATCATTAAACAAATGTTTGAAGATAGTGTAGATGGTAAACCATATGATGCAAGTAAGTATGCATCATATTATCGTCCGGCTGGAATGGCAAAGCCTGAAGGCTCATCTGCTCCAACACCTACACCAGTTGCAACTGCAGCGCCAATTGCAGTAGAAACTGCTCCTACTCCGGTAGCGGCACCGATTGCAGTAGAAACTGCTCCTGCTCCAGTAGCAACTAGAGAAATTGCACCAGCAGCTCCAGTGGCAACACCGGCTCCTGCAGCCGAAGAAGGTGGTAATCAACGTGCTGAAGACATTCTAGCAATGATCAGATCACGTCAAGGTAACAAGTAACTATATAGTGGGGGGTTAATACCCCCTACTTTTCAATGACTGGAGATTACAATATGGGACGACCATTTGACGTAAGTAAATTTAGAAAAGATATAACAAAAAGTATTGACGGTTTATCTGTTGGTTTTAATGACCCGACAGATTGGATTAGTACTGGTAACTATGCACTCAACTACTTAGTAAGTGGTGACTTTCATAAAGGGATTCCTTTAGGTAAGGTTACAGTATTTGCTGGAGAATCTGGTGCTGGTAAAAGTTATATTGCAAGCGGAAACATTATTAAGGCAGCACAAGATCAAGGCATCTATGTAGTATTAATTGACTCAGAAAATGCACTTGATGAAACATGGCTACAGGCATTAAAAGTTGACACAGGAGAAGATAAACTCCTTAAACTTAATATGGCAATGCTAGATGATGTTGCTAAGACTATTAGTACGTTTATGAAAGACTATAGGAATATGGACGCAGGTGAAAGACCTAAAGTACTATTCGTAATTGACTCATTAGGCATGATGATGACACCAACAGAACTTAATCAGTTTGATGCAGGTGACATGAAAGGCGATATGGGTCGTAAAGCAAAAGCTCTAAAAGCATTAGTAATGAACTGTGTTAATATGTTTGGTAGTTACAATGTAGGGCTAGTAGCAACAAACCACACTTACCAATCACAAGATATGTTTGACCCTGATGATAAGATATCAGGTGGACAAGGATTTGTATATGCAAGTAGTATTGTGGTTGCTATGAAGAAACTTAAACTAAAAACAGATGCAGACGGTGTTAAAACATCACAAGTACATGGTATCAGAGCCGCTTGTAAAGTAATGAAAACACGTTATGCAAAACCGTTTGAAGGTGTACAGGTAGAGATTCCTTATGAAACAGGAATGAATCCGTACAGTGGTTTAGTTGATATCTTTGAGAAAGCAGGACTTTTAAAGAAAAGCGGTAATAGACTCGAGTATACTAGTAAACGTACTGGAGAAGTTATTATTGAGTTTCGTAAAAACTGGGTTGGTGAAAAACTTGACACAGTTATGGAGGACATTGCACTTCAGGGAACTGCACTAGATACTAAAGAAGTGGTAACTGATGAACAATTAGTTACTGATGTTATTGATATGGAAAAAGAAGTAGCAGAAGGATAAGCAATGGACGAGATGTTTGCAGAGTTTTGGAATATAATAAAAGAGTACGTTCCAGCAAAAGAAAGACAAACAGCCGCAGATCATTCGATTGGCATACTAATTGATGCTGGTGCTAGTGACGATATCTTATATGCCCTAAAAGGGTGCGATAAGAACATGGCTCAAGCAGTAGCAGATCAGTTAGGCGAAGATGAAGAAGATGATTCGTATGATGACGACGACTACAGATACGAAGACGATTAATGTGGTATGGTAAAGTTACTAGAGACTTATCTGCACTTCCTGACTTTATTTCATTTTATGAAAAAGAGTTACTTAATGCTAAAAAAGAAACTAGCATTGACGGAAGTGTAGAGCGTCACTTACGAGATCTGCCTGGTATTACAGAGCATCGTTTCAATCAATTACAAGAAATTGAAGCGGTGCTTAACTACCTTAATATCCAACTTAGAAAGATACGACGTAAGCACTTTCAAAAGTACTTAGAAGGATACCAACGTGCATTATCAAGTAGAGATGCAGAAAAATATGTTGACGGTGAAGATGAAGTTATTGACTTTGAAACACTTGTTAATGAAGTTGCACTAGCAAGAAATCGCTGGCTAGGCATCATGAAAGGCTTAGAAGCAAAGCAATGGCAAATGGGTCATATTGTTAGGCTAAGAACAGCTGGTATGGAAGATGTCACACTATAACACTGAAATAGATAAGTTACAAACCGAGTACAAACAGTTCTCAGCAGAGTTTAACAAGCATATTGTTAAGTTCAAGAGTACATCTGCTATAAAAAAGAAAAAGTTTGTAGTAGATCAACTTTTTCTTGACTTACAGAACCATAATCGTATTCAAGAAGAGCAGTTAGAATTTAAAGTAAATAATGCTAGAGACAACTTAGAACAACTAAACATAGAATTTTTAAAAGGCATGTTAACTGATGGATTTTTTATTAAGTAATAGTAGATCACACTGCGAAGAATTTCTTGAAGTATTAAGGCAATATCCAACAATGTTAGAGAGTATCGACAATGTACTTGATGTAGGTTGTGGACAAGGATTTGCTAGCCACTGGTGGGCAAATGTAGACAACGGTGATGAAGACAATCCGATATCTTTAGATATTAATGTAACTGCTATTGATAGCAATGCAGATGCATTTGATGATCAATATGCACACGAAAATATAAACTTTATCAATGCTGATATACTTGATCATCAACTAGACAATGCATATGATGTAGTATGGGCCCATAGTGTTTTACATCAATCAAGAGACCCGTTAGAGTTTTTGCATAAGATGAATAAATGTACTAACTTAGGAGGAATGTTGTGCTTAACTTTTCCAACGACTATAAACAACTTTTATGGAGAACCAGATTATAGAGTTTACTCTGAAGCACCTAACAGTATTACTATAGTCGACTTAATACATATGTTAGTACTAAGTGGTTTTAACTGCGACGATGGTTACTTTATCAAGCAACCAAACTCAAATATCATCAATGCATTAGTATATAAAGATTCCGAGGATACTTTTAAATATGGTGAAAAAACTTTATATGAGTATACAGATTTCTTACCTGAGGCATGCAAGAAACAACTAAACAAGTTTGGATATTTAACCAACAAAGATCTACTTTTATACTGGATTGATGGAACGTTAATTGATTATTCCAAAGTTTAAATATGCTGGCTAAGCCAGCTTTTTTTATGAATTAACCACAGAAGGATAACTATTATTAATGAAGATTGTTTTAGTAACAGGTGGATTTGATCCACTACATTCTGGGCATTTGTCATACCTTGCGTCAGCAAAAAAACTTGGCGACAAACTAGTAGTAGGCATCAATAGCGACGAGTGGTTAACCAGTAAAAAAGGTAAGCCGTTTATGCCGTTACTTGATAGAGTAGGTATTATACAAAACTTAAGAATGGTCGATGATTATGTATTATTTGATGACTCAGATAATTCTGCAATTGATGCAATAAAGCAGGTTAGAGAAAACTGGCCTGACAGTAGTATTATATTTGCCAACGGTGGCGATAGAACTGCAGATAACATACCGGAGATGACAATGGATGATAAAAACTTAAACTTTGAGTTTGGTGTTGGAGGAGAAGACAAGCAGAATAGCAGCTCCATCTTACTTGCTAAATGGAACGGTGACAAGGTCTACAGAAATTGGGGTTGGTTTAGAACAATAGACCAAGGACCCGACTATAAAGTAAAAGAATTAGAGATATTACCAGGCAAACAGTTAAGTATGCAAAGACACGAGCATAGAGACGAACGATGGAATGTAGTACAAGGATCATGTCAGATGACTACGGAGTACAACAAGGTACAAGATGTAATAACATTAACTGCACATGGCACCGTCTACACCATCAGTAAAAAAGTATGGCATCAAGCAAGTAATAATACAAATGAGTCATGTAAGGTAATTGAGGTACAAATTGGCGTACCCTGTACAGAAGATGACATTGAACGCAGAGATTAATGGGAATTCAAACTAAGTTATGTAAGCACGGGTTGTTTAGTTATTTTACTAATGATATAATCATCGGTAAGAGCCTAGAGCTCTACGGCGAGTACTCAGAAAACGAGTTTTTGTTACTAAATCACATAGTACAGCCTACCGACTTTGTTTTAGACATTGGTTCTAATATTGGACTGCACACAGTCTGGTTTGCAAAACATGCATTTAAAGGGCATGTAGCATCATTTGAGCCTAATGAGTTCAATAGAAACTTACTAGTAAAAAACATTGAACAAAATGGTTGTAAGAATGTACAAGTGTACGGAAACATTGTTGGAGATCGAAACGGACAAAGCATTATAAGTTCTTTTAATCCAAGTCTTCCGGGTAATTATGGAGAGTGTAGTGTACTTGAAGTCAACCCTGGAGGTTTGTACGAAACAAAGCCGATGATTAAAATTGATAGTTTAAACTTTGGACGTGTAGATTTTATAAAAATTGATGTTGAAGGCTTTGAAAAGGAAGTACTATTTGGTGCAACAGAAACTATAAAGAGATGTAGACCACAAATGTTAATCGAAGTTAACAATAGTACTACACATTTAGAGTATATGTGGAATATGTTACACGAAATTGACTATATAATGTGGTGGCTGCCTGTACGTAATTATAATCCACATAACTTCTTTGGTAACAAAATAAACATATTCTCAAATGGTGGCATTATTGACATATTTTGTGGACCAAAAGAAAAGACACCAATATTTGAACTAGATGGTGTACTTGAGCCGGTTGAAGGCTTTGATGATACATACCAAAAGATGTACAACAGAGTTCTAAATAAAATAAAATCAAGGCAAAAGCCAATAAATCCAAATTAGTTCTTGACAAGTGTTCTTTTTCAGTGTATAGTATATTATATACATAGAGGAGAATAGTATGAGAAACAGATATATTGTAAACTTTAATACTGATCAAAACACAGACGAACGAAGTGTGTTAATGATGGCAGAAGATAAAGTAGCAGTTGAAAAAGCATTGATTGCTGAATATTACGATTTTGAAGAAAAATTGCAAATTATTAGTATCTGTGAAGCAAATACTAAGAGAAAATTTGAACTAGATTATTAAAAAGTAAAAAACTTTTTAAGCCCTTGTTAATCAAGGGTTTTTTTGTGACTAAAACGGTTGACTTATCTGCTAATAGTGCTATTATATAATAGTAAGTTAACAAAAGGAACTAAAATATGCAAGTAGAACTTTTAGAAGCAGTAGAGCAAGTAGTTAAAACAATGAAACAAGACTATATTAACTGGGCAACACAGGGCGGAAAGAAGCCAGTTAGTAATTTCCATCAAGAAGCTCTAGATAATTTTAATATTGAAATTAAAGAAGGTCCTACTTATATTAAGTTAATTAAAACAGAGTGGACTATAGGGCGTGGTGGACATCATGGCGGTGGTGGTGTTAATGGCTTTATTGTTAAAAAAGCAACAAAAGGTTTTGTAGAAGGTGATATGCTAAAAGCGGCTAGTTATAATGCTCCAGCAACAAACTTTAAACGTGGTAATGTTTTTACAGATGCCAAGAATACATCAATTATACGTTGGACAGGAATTTCTTAATGAATAGTACGGTAACTAAAGCACTTAAATTTGCAATAGTTGCACATGGAGATCAGAAACGTAAGTACACTGATCTTCCTTATGTAACACACACTATTGACGTTGCTCAACTTGTACATGATAACGGCGGTACTACTAACCAGGTTGCCGCAGCATTATTACATGATGTAGTTGAAGACACTGATTTTACACTTGATGATATTTCTATTAAGTTTGGTACTACTATTGCAGAACTTGTTTTTTGGTTAACAGACCAAAGTAGACCCGAAGATGGCAATCGTACAGTTCGTAAAGCAACAGATCGTAATCATATACTAAAAGCACCTTTTGAAGCACAGTTTATTAAGTTGGCTGATTTAGTAGATAATACGGCTTGCATTGCTAAAAACGATCCTGGCTTTGCAAAAGTGTACTTTTTTGAAAAGCAACTTATACTTAACGGTATGTTAGACAGTATTAAACAAACACCTTTGTTTAAATTAGCACAAAGACAGATAAAAGGTTGACAGATCCTGTAAAGGTGCTATTATATAATAGTAAGTTAAACAAAAGGAGAAGTTAAATGACAACAGTTACAGAAATTCAAATTCCAGCAATAGTTGCAGAAGCACAAGATGCCGCATTTAAAGCTGCTGACAAGTTTTTTAAAGAAAAACTTGGTGGTGAAGACCAATATGCATGTGGTTTTGCTTGGGTTAACATTTGTGGTATTAAAATGAATACTAAGATGGGCAAGGCTTTTAAAGCAGTTGGACTAAACAAAGACTATAGTGGTTCAAT